CTAATACAACCGATACTATGAATAGTAAAAGAATATTTTCATAGCCAAATGAAAATTCTTCGAATGCGAAACTTAACAAAATTGAAAGAATGAAAATCACATAGATTTTCCATAATTTCAATATACGATTAATTACTTTCATCAAGCACCTACTTTCTGAATTTATTGAATATATTAACGATTGAAATTAAGACAATTAAAATCTCTAATCTACCAATAAACATCAATGTGGATCCCATCCACAAAATTAGAGATGGTGATTGATAAGTGAATAATCCTACAGAAAGTCCAACTGTTCCTAAAGCACTAGCAGTTTCAAACAAGCTATTTTCCATCGTATGTCCATACCCAACAAAGACTATCGTACCGATCAACAAGCAAACTACATATATCAAAACAAATACATATGTGTTTTGTATCATCTTTTCAGACACTTCTTCTCGTTTATCAATTTTATTAATGGTCTTTTTATAGACTAGTCTTTTACTTGATGTGGAGTCTCTGAAATACCAGTATACTGATTTCAAAACAACAATGAATCGAAATTGTTTAATACCACCAGCTGTAGAACCTATCCCACCACCTATTATCATTAATAATATCATTATTAATATAAAAATGGAAGAGAATGCAGCAAAGGAAGGTACTGAACTGAATCCAGTTGTTGTTGCAGCAGAAACAAACTGAAACAATGTAACACGTAAAGATTCTCCATACTCTAGAGTTTGAGTCTTAGATACAAATACGGCCATTAAGGGTACTAATATAGCAATTATGAAAACAACGTATTTTAATTCTGCGTGTTTTCTAATATTTCGCGCTTTACCTGTAATTAAGTAATGGTGCATTAAGAAGTTTGTCCCTCCAAGTAACATTAGGATTATGATTACAACTTCAATGATTACACTGTGATAATGATAAATACTTTCTACTTGTGTTGAGAATCCTCCAGTCGATATCGCAGCTATGGAATGGTTTATGGCATCAAATACTGACATTCCAAATATTGCAAGCAATAACGTTCCGATAATTATGTAAATTAAATATATTCCAATAATTCTTCTTGCGGATTTCACTAAGTTAGGACTTAATTGGTCATCATGTCCTTCGGCTGTATATATTGCGTATGTGTTTTGTTTAGATAAAATTGAAACAAAAACTAAAACCAATCCTACACCGCCAAAAAACTGTAACTCACTACGATAGAATAAGTATATATTTGGCGTTACAGATACATCCATGACACTCAGCCCAGTAGTAGACAATCCACTTGCAGATTCAAATACAGCTTGAGTAAAAGAATATTCTTGAAGTAGTGCGAAAGGTAATGAAGCAACAAATATCGCTATTACCCAAATAAATACAATTAACCAAAGAGAATTCCTATCAAATTTTATAGAGTTATGATATTCTTTGTTAAAGTATAATAGCACATACCCTATAAATATAGTAATTACACCTGGTAAAATGAAATACTTAATCTGTGCCGTTTCTTCGGGATAAAAAACCACTGTAATGATAGGTATGATGATTATTGCACCAATAATCATCATAAAGATTCCAATATATGAGTAAATCGATCTAGCTTTCGAGTTCACATTACAACCCCCTTAGTTAGTACGAAATAGTTTATTAAGTTGTTCCAGAGAATCTGATTTTGAAACAATATATAGTACATCTCCATTTAATAATGTAGTGTTACCGTTTGGAATTATTATTTCTTCTTCTCTTAGTAAACACGATATATTGATGTTAATTGGCAACTTAATTTCTCTTAGTTGATGATCAATATAATCGCTGTTTTCATTTAGTTTGATTTTACTCAAAGTCACAGCATCATTATCAATATTTAGTAATTGATATATATCATTTGAAAGTGATTCTTTTTCTATCACTTTAGCGACTAAATAAGTCGATGATAACGCTGAATCGACTCCAAGTTTTTCAAAAATGTCAACATCTTTCGGATTACTTACTGAAGAAATAGTCTTTTTAACATTGAACAGTTTTTTCGCTAATTGGCATGAAACGTAGTTTATTTCATCGTGCTCACTTAAGGAAATAAAAATGTCTGCATTTTGAATATCTGCTTCCTCAAGCACATATTTTTTAGTTGGATCACCAAAAAATATTGGTATATCAGTATGATTTTTTAGATATTCACAGGTATTGCGATCAGAATTAATAACTATCAGCCTGCATTTTTTATTTTTGAATATTTTTAATAAGAAGTCCGCTTGTGAACTTCCTTCACTAATTACTATTTTCATCATCTACACCTCCAAAATTACGATTAAACTCATCCATTGATAGCTTAAATGGATAGATGGCATGGATATTTGTATTTTCTATTAAAGTACTCTTCTCGACATCGCCTAATCTCAAATATACTTTTTCAACGAAATATATCATACTTGCAATGTGAGCGACGAATATATTTGTATTGTCGTTATTTGTTGTAGCAATTAGGATGTCTGCATTTTCAATTCCAGCTTGTTCAAGAATTTCTGAATCAACAGCGTCTCCTATATATCTATAACCGGAGTACTGATCGCTAAGTTTTCTAAATGCATCTCCATCCTTATCGATTATCACTACTTCGTGGCCTTTCACAGATAGTTCTGATGCAATGTATGATCCTAATCGGCCAGATCCTATAATTATTGCTTTTTCTTTCTTCATTATTCTTCACCACGTTTCTCTTCTGTAAATGATACTATAAACATGATATTGATATATTCAATACCTTTATATGTATCTACAACAAAGAAATTTTCTTCAATACTCATTAGGATACCTGTTAATGTTGTAAAACCATGAGTTGAATTCAAATACATTCGAATTCGTTTTCCAATAAATGATTGTTTCATAGTTCTCACTCCTTTACACTTTCATTCTAGAACAAAACGTATAAAATAAAAATTACCAATTCATACTATACCTATAAAGATTATATAAAGATTTTTTAATAAACTTTACACTCTTAAGTCTAATCTTTTCGAAACATAAAAAAAGGAACTATTTTTCGGTCCCGTAAGAACAAATATATTGATTCATTTATTTCTACCTCATATTTTACAGCATAAAAAAGGATTCAAGAATTAAATCTCAAATCCGATAGCGACTATATGTCTTGTCATTACGGAGTTTTACTCTGTTTCCAACGGAGTTTTACTCATTTTCGGATGGAGTTGCTTTTTTTGAGCTAAGAAGCTGTTGGTAAGCTACATTTATTTTATCAATTATATGTACTTGTTTAACATCAAAAGTTCCGTATTTTTTTGTGATTTTCGCTTGATAAAAAATATGCAATTCTTTTTCTGCACGTGAAAATGCAACAAAATAATTACGATACTTCCCATCTCGATCTTCTGGGTTCTTATTATACCAATAATCTTCATAACAAACAAAAAGTAAAACCTTATTTGCTTCAAGACCTTTTGAACTGTGTATTGTCATAATCCGTTTATCAATTTTTTTCAGTATGTAATGTTCCCTGTATACATTTTCACTTAGTTTCTCTCCTAATTCTTTATAGATGGAGTCATCAATTCTAATTCTCATACTTTCAAATAAGTCTTTAATGTAAATCAAAATAGGTTTATCAACTTCTTTTAGTTTCTTAGTTATATTTATTAATTTCTTATCCAGTATATAGTCTGAAACGAAATCCTTAATCTTTTCTATTGAATAAATATTTTCAGGGACTGGATTACGATAATTGAAATAAAATCTCAATAGTTCTTCAAGTAAATTTAGATATGTTCCATTAAAACTTTCATTAGACAAATCTAAGGACTTAGTATAGATAAATCCCCATTTATTGTTTTCAGATAGTTTAAACATTGTTGCAGCAAAATCATTGCTTTCACATAATATAAATGCACTTAAACTATCATCGAGAATACTTTCTATCATTGGTATAGTTGTTTTCCCTTGTTCATATACTTCAACTTTAATCTCTTCGTTTTCTGTTATCGGATATTGTTGATTTAGAAATATGTTAGAGAAATCCAAAATGCTTTTATCACACCTAACACTGACTGTAATAGGATAGCTGAAATACCCTTGAGATGTTAGATTTGAAAACAATTCAGGTCTTGCTCCTCTAAATTCATAAATAGATTGATTTTTGTCACCTATTAAGAAAATGCTCAAACTTGTTTTGTTTTTTATGCACGTAAGAAAATCATTTTGGAATTCATTTAAATCTTGAGCTTCATCAATATATATTGCACTAAATCTATTATCAAAGTAATTAAATAGTTCTGGTAAGTTTTCTAGCATTTCGATTGCTAGAAGGTAGGGACAATAACTGATTTCATATTTACCTTCAATAAATTTTTCTCTCCATGTTTGATAATATGTTTTTACTTCACTATGACTTTTTCCGACCTTAGCAATTTCATTAGATTTAGATTTCAGAGACGGCATTACAATTTCAAGTTTATCAATCAATTTATCTTTCTTAAGCAAATAGTGTAGACATCTATTTTTAAATGGATCAATAAAAACTTGTAAAATAAGTGCATCTATTGTACCGACAAATGATAAAGACAAATCCAGTTCACCGCTCAGTTTATCTTCAAGTTGTCTTGAAGCTTCACGTGTAAAAGAACAGGCAATGAATCCAACTTTACATTCAATGTCTCTAAAGTCTTTATTAATGCGTTTAATTAATGTATAAGTTTTCCCACAGCCTGGAGATGCTGAAACAATAGTGTACTTCTTATCTGATGCGATAATATCTTGTTGTTCTTGATTTAGTAACTTTTTTTGATTCTCACTAAGGTCTTTAAACATAAATAAATCTCACTAGTATAGAAGATTTATTTTCATCATTCACAGATAACTTAATTCCATTTTCTTCAATAAAGGAATGTAAGTTTTTTAGTTTTGCGTTTTTTAAGTAATATATCTCTTCATCCCCATAATTACTTCCTAAGAAATCTATAAAATCTTTTTCAAATCCATCGTGATGCATAGATATGAAAATTCTCTCTTTTTCAAAGAAGTCACAAATCTCTTTCATGTTTGCTTCAATTAGTTGACTTTTTGTTTCTTCAGATTCGAATCTGAAAGTTTCCTTTTGAATCGATTCAACCTTTAATATTTTTCTAAATTCGTCTTGTTTTTCATCATCTAAACTATTATACATACGCTCTATACCAGCATATCTACACGTATCAGGTTTTATCTTCGGAACTTTAAAAATATCATTATCTGTCTTTATATATACTTCTATACCTAAATCAAGCAAAACGTCTTTAAAAGGTTTAAAATTTATCCCTCCAACAGAATATATTCCTAGATTTTTCGAATTACAAGTTTTTAAAAAATCTTTATCTTCGATAGTTAATCTATTATAAAAATACTTTTCAGAATGTCCTTCAACTAATAGAATACTATCGTAAAACAATGCTTCAGCGAACTCTTGATTAAAGAATTGTCCAAATTCTTTGAATAATTTTGCATCTACATTTGCAACCTTATATGATACATTCCCATTACTATTAATTAATTTAATTATTCTTTCTGTTTTATTGAAATCTATAATATGACTTGAGTGTGTAGTTATTATAAACTGCTCGTCCTCAATAGATGAAATTAAATCAGAAAATATTCTCTGCAATTGCGGATACATGTGATTTTCAGGTTCTTCACAAACAATAATTTTTTCTTTCTCGTTTTTTCTAGAAATTGTTTTTAACAACAAAGATAGTGTCTTGCTTTTACCATCACCAACATTATTTAGATTTTCGTTGTCATCATCGTAAGGCATAATTTCTAGAGATTTATATATATTTGATGCATTAACATTGCTAACAGTTTTAAATTTGACTTTCTCAAAAATTGGATCGAAACTACTGTTCTTATTTAAATCTTCATTGATTTCTATAACAATATCCTCTTCTGAGATTGTTCTGTTTAAGGTTTTCACTTCTTCTTCAACTTTGGAAGTTAAACCTCTATCTTCCTCTTTGTCTTTTTTACTTCTAAATGCAAAAAATCTTGATTTATCTTTGTCTAAGTTGTAATTTGGATTAATATAAATCAAATCCAGTACTTTATCAACAGGATTAAAGTTATTTGTAGCATATTCTTTAGATTTATCAAGACTACCTAAAACAATACTTTCTTCAAAAAACCCAGTATCATTATCATATATTGCTTTAAGTGCGATAGTTATAGTGTTATCCCTGTCGATATGATTTCCTAAAATGGATCTATTATCATCACTAATATTATTGGCATCAAGAATAATTGAGATTTTGATATCTTTTTTGTTGTTATTTGTAGTATCAGCATCATTAAAAGAGATTTTTCTGATTTCTGGATCCAATACTTTTCTAATTGCATAACAAAAATTAGTTTTTCCTGAATCATTTCTACCAACAACAATTGAATTCCCAGACAAATTATCAATCTGAAAATCATTTATACCTCTAAAGTTATTAATATATATGCTCTTTATTTGCATATTCACCCCAACCTTTCTTATTATCTAATACATGAGAAAAGCACATCTAAAATGAATTGTACTTTTTAACTCACTTTATATTGATTATTGCATTATTTGGTAGAGAATTCTTGAAACTGAAATCTTTTGAACTCGTACAGCTTTGGTTCAATTCATCCTTAAGAAATCCTTTGTAATATGGATGTATTAGCTGAATTAAATTCTTTATGTTGTCTACTAGTGTATCACCACTTGATCCATCTTCAAGATAACAATATTCAAAATCTTCATACACGAATAATAATCTATGATGACTAATTGTATTTCTAAGTTCTCTAACAGCATCTAAATTTGCATCTAGATGATTTACATTACCAAAGACATCGGTTTTCTCTTTAGGTGTTAATTTCTTTGCTAACTCCATTAAATGAAAGAAATCTTGATTCTCTAATTCTTTTGAAAGACTACTATCATCTTGAATAGAATCAAGTAATGATTTTGATAACTCTTTGATTCTATCAAAATCATTATTATATCTATTTGAAATAAAAGCTCTAACACCTTCTTCAAAAGCAGCCATAAATCTATATAATATGTTTCTAACTTTTTTATCATATTTATATAGGTTTTGAACTTTTCTATATTCAATCTTTCCAAAACGATTCAAGCCGATGTAATTTGCTAAAACAACATGATATGCAATACCCTTCAGTTCAAGATATATTTCACATCGTTTCTTTTCTTCTTCATTATGAAAATTCATTTTATCAATAAACTCTTGTTTAGTAGTTGATAACAAGAGTTTTTTCTCTCTATATCCACTCATAATGGTTATACACGTTATTTATTGCTTCATGAAATAATGTAAATGACTTTTTGTTTTCATCTTGATTATTGTCTTTTAATTTTAAGTACTCTTCTCTTAATTCAGACCATAAACCATTCTCTTTAATATTAGATAACTTAATTGTATAGTTAATTCTAGAAGGTTTTTGATTCCAAAAGTAATTATCATCAGATTGATGAATTAGAATATCTTGGTTTAAATCTTCGTTTTCATCTAAATACTCCGTAGTGATTGCAAAATCACAGCTATGAATTACTGAACTATTTTCTTGGTCAACAACCTTTATAGTCATGACTTTCTTTCCGTTTGATACGTGATTGTAATATGTATTTGCAATTACCAATTCTAGTTTTTCAATAAAAAGTAGTTTCAAACTTTTCTCGTCAAGTTCTGCATCTTTTTGAACAACAAAATTATAATCAAAATCAAATCCTGAATTACCATTTACAACTCTGGTAACAAGATTCTTGCTTCCAGATCCTATAATTTTGTATTGAAAAGTAACGCCTTCTGGTCTCAGTTCATCCTGCAATTCATGAATTATTTCTTCTACTTGTTGTTTAACTGGTTTTAATTCAGCTTTCGTTAAATATTCAAAGGTTCTTCCAGCATAATCAGCCATTATTATCACTCCATTCTATATTATTTTTATCAGACATACGCTTTTTTATTTAGTCGTTGTAATAAGTAAAGTCTATAATAAAAATCACCAAAACTGTATGATTTAGATACTTTTAGAATCTTAGATATCTGATCATTTACAGTCTGAAAAATATCCATATACCTAATATCACCCAGGATATACATAGCACACTTTTCCCTAAAATAATGATGTCCTATTGAGTCCATGACATCACTATAGAATTTCTCATAATAAAAAAGTTCTCCAGTTCCACACATTGAAACTATGGAGTGTATTTCATCAAGCGAAATATTTATGTCCTCAATGAATTTGTCGGTTTCAACTTCATATCCACTAATATTTCCATGGAAGAACATTCGTTCTAAAGTTTTAGTTGCTTCAAGTAAATAATGATAATCATCGAATGAATATCTTTTGTATATTTCAGATGATAATGCTTTAATTTTATCTTCAACTATAAATGCATCAAATCCAAATATTATTCCTGGGCAATTATCTGAAATAAATCCATCCACTAATTCACCCATTCTAAGTATCATTAAATTGATACTTTCAAGGACCTGATTAATAAAAGTTTCAACCTCTTTCAGAAACAGATGAAACCTTATGCCCCAACCTTGTCTGCTTATATCATAATATACATTTGTATACAAATCACAACCTGTCTTTTGAAGCATACTATCGTGAAAAGGCCAAGAACTAAAAGCTCTCCTATTTTCACCTTTTTCTTTATAATCTAAATTGGATGGATGCTGGCCAAACACTGCTCTTATGTGTTTAAAATATTGAAAATCATTATGTTTTGTATACCCAAAAAACTTGTCATGTTCAAGGTTATATTTCCTAGTTTTCTTAAATGTATTAGTTACTAAAGTATAATTATCATTTTGCATATCATTTAAAATTCGATTAAGTCCCATATAACTGTCTACAATACCATTACATAAAGATAAATAGTTCATAACCAAAATACTATCTTTATCTATATCACCTTTTAATATGGAGTTTGAGTCATACTCCATAAATTCTTTTAAAAAAATATTTATCCACTGATTTATTGAATGTAATTTTTCTATATATACATGATAATTTAAATCTTTTTTTATTAAAGTAAATCTCAATTTATTATCTTGATCTTGAACCAATAATGACAATTTCTCTAAATCTACCATATTCCTACCTTATTTAACCTTAAGTTCTACACATTCAAGTTTTAAGTTCCCTTGTGGATTCGAGAACATTTTGTAAATTTTAACATCTTTATTCTTTAGGATATTTCTTAATACATTCTCGTTTGCTATGGATATTTTTTCACCGAGATAAATTGCTTTTGGTTTAAGTTTTATCATTTTAAAATAATCATCAGATTCAGAGTGTTGAGCAAGAATCATTCTCCATTCCTTTTCATAACTCCACTCTTTATTTTTTGTTTTTCCAACAGATATTAGCAATTCTGATAAGACATTGTCATCATTGCCAAATGTATTATTCATATAGAGTAAAGGGTCAAATAATTTACTGTAATCAACTCCATCAACTTCCGCAATTTGAATCAAGGACACCCAATAATCAAGCTCATTTATTATAAAATTAGTTACATCAGGTTTTTGATCTGCATATTCAACCATATACATTCCATAGTCTTTTACCTTTGGTTTCGTATGAATTTGCAAAGTTTTTCTTTGTAACTCAATCATTCTATTATCATATTCAGTATCTAGCTCTTCAACAAGCTCTTCTAAATCATACTCTATTGCAAACCCTTTACTGTTATCAGCATAATGTCCCCACATCATAGGATTACTGACTTCTTCACAAAAGCATGCCACCCCCATTGTTTGTTGCAGTAAATTATTTATGTTTTCATATGACCAAAGTGCAATGTTAAAATTGAGATCATTATTAATATTAGGGATCTTAAGAGTATCTGAAATCTTTTTTAAACTTATCCTTTTATTCTCTAGATAAATAGATATTTCCCTTAAATTAAATGAGAAATTAAAATCATAAGGGTCATTAAATGTTGTTGGTTTACTACCCCAAACCTCATCACTTATTAGTTGTGCAATAGTTTTATCAAAAATTCTCCTGTATCTGAACACCGACTTTACATTATCTTTCATTTTTAACATCTTCTTTTCTTTTTTCTTTATTTTGCTTTCTCTTATTAATCCAATCTACAATCTCTTTCTCTCTTAATTTTAATCTATTACGAATTTCAAAAATAGTAAGAGTATCTGTATCATTATCCAAAACAAGAAACTCTTCATCTTTTTGGTATATACTTAATCTATTATTACTATTCAACAATTCCAATCCTACAACTTCGTTGCGGCCTTCTGTTTTGGTTTCTTTATTTATTAGGCTACCTTCAGTCATCAAAGTTCGATAATCTATTGAATAATAAATAACAATAGATGATACAACATAGAACAAGTATAAAATAACTTCATTTCCAAGAGGTAATGCTCTACCTATGCTATTCATAATAAGGAGAGATAATGCCTCATTTCCGTTAAAGACTAATAGACCAAAAATGAAACCATAGATTCCTACTATAAATCCAAAGCCTAGAATGTACATTCCTAATAGAACTGGAAAAAAGATTATCATCACAATCCAATAAAATATTTTTCCAGATAGTCTATAACTAGTCGTTGTAGCTGATATTTTCAAGAAGTATTGTTTTATGTTATTCCATATTTCAATTAACATTTTAAATAAAGCTTGAAATAATTTTTTGAAAAAGAAAAGTAATGCTCTTATCCCTAAACTATCAAATATCAAGAAAAACAAGCCAGTAAAAAAGTAAACCCAAAATAATTTCAAAGGGACTTGATCTGGAAATCGTGTTAATAAGACTAATCCACAAATAACAATGATAGACTTAATAATAGACCAAAAATGGATTGCAATATAGCTTATAAAATCCTTTTTTTGTCTTATGAGAATTCTCTCTGCAATTGACATTTTTCTAACATGATATATTTCATTAAATATATTGAATGCTCCGCTGAAATCTATTTTCAAAACAATACCTCCTCACTATATGATACTGTTAATAATATCGTGTACTTCCTTTTTTATGATAGTAGGAATAAAGCTTTTAACATTGTAAATCTTCTTCATTTGAAAATGAGCAAATGCAATTGCATCTATTTCAATTTTTTGTCTAAGATATTCTTGTTCTGGGATATCTTTTTTCGTAGGCGAGTTATAATTACTCATCTCATTTTTCCAAATCTCAATTGTTCGTGGATCTATGTTGCTTTCACCTTGATATTCTCCTGCTATCAATTTCCATTGAAATGCATGTCTTGTTTCATGAAAGCATGTGACTTGAATCTCCATAGGATTTGCTTGCTCTATCCACTCTTCGTTAAATGCAATGATATATCTTTCTTTTAAAAAGATAGAATTAATTCCTTTTTCCGTCATTTCTTGATTATAAAAAAACTGCACGTCAGGAGTTTCTATACCTAGAATTCGTGCAGCTAAAGTCGTACCATTGATCGCAACTTCGTAATTATCCATGTTGTGTTCCCCCTAGATATCCTCTTAAGTAAAATTATAACATATTTTCTTAATTATAAAAATACAAAAAAAGCCACACCATTTTACCGGTGTGGCTTTACTTATGAAACAATTTACTTATTCGTTTTTTGTATTAATAAATGTTACCTTTTCTCCAACAATTCTTAAGATATTGTTGTCAATGTTAAGTGATGCTTTAACTCCTACTGTAGAACCTTCAGTAAGGTACCCTAGAACACTTTCCATTAATGAATCTGTTAGGGTTACAGGAATTACATCCGAATCCTTTTCGTTTGGTCTTTTGATATCAATTGAAACAATACCTGCTAACTTGTCGAGTTTATTTATTCTTCCTACTAATATTACTTGGTTTAACATACTTTTCCTCCTTGGTTTTGTTATGACACATATTACCTAAATTAAGTTACTATAGCAAGTATTAATATCCTTACTTGTTCAACTTATCTGCTATGATTTTCTCAGCTTCTGAAAGCGTTGATTTTCCGTGCATTTTATTACTAAACGATATGTAATCATCGATGATTGATTCTATCTTACTCTGATTATCTTCTACAAAGCCAATTGCTTTTTCCGTTGATCCAGTTAAGTTTGATACCCATTCACTTAGGCGTTGAATAACTGCTTGTTTCTTCTCATCTCCACCTAGAAAAATCTCACCTTTCTGTTTTGCAATCTGATTCTTTTCCTCAACAATCATAATGAACTCTTTGATTGTCTTTTGAACAGTTTCATCAAATACGATATCAGTAGCCTTTGTCACTAAATCAGCGACTACTTCAGATGAGTTCTTAATGTCTTCTTTGACTTCCTTAATCACAGTAGACAAATTCCCGCTTTCTTTAAACTTTGATGTTAAGTACAAAATAAGTGTTAGCACATTAGTTACGATCAATATTGTTTCAAGTGTTATCATTTGGTTTTCCTCCTATATGGTTATAAATATTCACTTGTGAATCTTCTAGTCTTGATACACGATGTTCTAGAACATTGACATCCTTTTTAAGGGATTTAATATCCTGTCCATGCATTTCAAGTAGGTTTAGCATCTTAACATTTTGTTTTTCTATTCTTTGAAGATTAACGATGATTTCATCATTCTTTGTCTTGTTCTTTTTCTCTTGCTGACTAAATTGCTTAATAGTTGTTAAAATCACTACAACCATTGTAACAACCCAATAAATTAGATTTTGCATGCGAAACACCTCTGTAATATTATCCCAGTCCACTTTGTATCATCTCATTTCGATAATTTTCTAGATAGTCTAGTTGAGATTCAATCTCCTCTATGTAGTTTTGTGCAATTTCATTATCCCAGTTATTCTTGAAATCCATCATTTTTGTAAACCACGGTTCTTCAACAATAAGTTCATACTTACCTGTTTTCTCATAATGGTCCACCATTCCTCTAATCCTAAAAACATGATAATGTGATTTGAAGTTTGTGTTCACTTCAAACCGCATTCGTCCGTATTCAAGTTCTGCTGCGATATGATTTAGCATAAACTCTTTATCATCGTAAATTAATAGGTGATCTAACGTTTCCTGGAATGATGGATTAATATAAATTAACGTTCTGTCAATACTCATGACATTATCTGCGGCTGCTCTATGATAGGCGATTATCGATTCATCGAATGTTTGTCTTTGAATGAACCTATCTCTTGCGAAAACAAATAAATCGTATTCTCCTAAAGTAAGATGCAAATTACCTCTAAATCCATCTAAAACAACTGTGACGTCTTTATCGCTTGATTCGTTATCTAGTCCATATGCGATTGAACCACCATAATAGATAAGGAGTATCTCCGTGTTTGGAAATACTCCTTCAATCATTTTATATAAGTCATTCATTTGGTACCTCCTCTATCACTTCAGGTAACGGTGGTTCTAAGACATCATAATCATCTATGGCATCTTCAAAACCTATAACGTTTTGTTTTAACCAATTGTAACCTTCAACAATTGGATTCACACCTAAAAAAAATCCATAATCAGTAAATGGGATTGAGATGTCCACTTCTTCAATTGGATCGTTATTACTTGCTCTTGCTCCCTTGGATAAATAGGATGCCACACATACTGTAATCTTCTTGTTTGAATAACTAATATTGAATGCTGTGATTCGGTGATAAGATGCACCTACCCCAAATTTCGTATTTAACTCTTTAATAATCGCCATAATAATTCCTACTTTCTTCTCATTCTATAGATTGTCACTGAAATACTATCAGGTGAACCTACAGACATTCCTGGATTGATATATAATGCTCCAAGATCACCGTATGCCGTATGAACGAAATCTACCATTTTGATAGAGCCATCTCCTTGTCCAGATAGTGTTGTCATACTTTTTCCATATGCTACCCAAACTTGAGTATCCACATAATTTGACTTGAATGTTGGTGAAATCTCAAAATCAATCACTTTAGTAATCCCACTTGTTATGGTTGGTCCCACAACGTAGCTATCTTCAATATACTTCGCAGTAGTATTTGTAGATGAACGTTTATCATGAATCGTATCTTCAGTATTTAAATGATGGTTAATATAGGAACCATAAAGACTTGATTGAGCTGACGTTCTGTAATAGATGTAAGTGTCAGATGTATCGACTGACGCACCTTGAGTAGATGCGATCACATGAACTTTGTATATGTAATCTGGATCAAACGGATATGTCAAACTATGATAATAAGAATATCCTTGATAGAAATATACTTGTTCCAGTTCTCCTCCAATCTTAATCACGGATGATAGACCACGAGCATACAGTGCTTCATTACTATAGTCAAACGCTAACTCTCCTACATAAGAAAGATTGGATGTAGTTGGTGTTGTAGTACCACGCTTAACTCTAATAATTGCCATTAATATGTACCACCATCGATTATTGATGATGGTTGAAGTACTTTTGATTCATCAATACCCAATTTATAGATTAATCTAGAAGGCGTGTAATTTGTATCAATTACAGGAAAATATCTTAGTCCATTTACAATAACGTCATTAGTATAGTCTGTCTCTGAAGTCGCTAGACTTATACCATAAGCACTTTCTATAATTGTATTATCTACATTACCAAGAATCGTTCTTTGTTCTGTAGTTAAATGCAGATTAGATGCAACGTGAGTGTTGTAAGTTGATAAGGCAACTCCACCGAGTCCTGCAAGTGAAATTGTTACTGCTCCAGTTGAACCGTTAACACTGGTAACCGCATCTGTTGGTGTTAAGAGTTCTTGCCAGTTAGCAAGCGTTGAGTAAGGTGATGCCTTAAGAATGAAGGACTTGTTTAAGTCCGTTCTAACGGCAACGTCGCCTTCTTGTGCGTTGGATAAAGCTAGCATAGCAGTTTGACTTGCAACCACATAAGTATTTGTCATTGCAATCTTCGGTACAACACTATCTGCTAATTTACCACTTGCATCAAGAATGGGTACATTCCCACTTCCAGTTCCTGTATTCTTTGTTGATGCAGTTCCTAAGTTAAGTGCCGTAATCTTTGTATCAATCTGATCATCAACTTTGGATACTCCAGGTATTTTTAAGTAATCTGATTCAGCAAGTGGAACTGATACAGATGCCACCTTATCTGCTTTTGCTATATATAAATGCTCACCACTAAAATCTACTTGTGGTTCACCAGCTTTTACTGTTCCTGTTGTTCCAGTTAAAGGTCCTGTTCCTGCTGTCGTTCTTCTTTTTATTTGAATTGTAGCCATTTAAATACCTCCTATTTTTTCGTAAACACACTAGTGATATTGTGTGTCGTGTTCCCAGTTGTTAATGTGACAATCCCATCTTGATATACAACACTAAGTGAATAATCACTTGATGCATAGCGATATGAAATGGATGTATTAGATCCAACAAATAAAAACATTTGCTCTCCTGGAAACGTCACTACTGTATGATTGTTAATTGTTACATAGATAATTGAATCTCTTAGTTCAACTGAACTTGTACCAGAAAAGCGATAAGTACCAGCTGTTACTAGAGTCAACGTTCTTCTCTTTGGCAAATAACGACTTAATATTTCATCATCAAGATCATCAACTTTACTTCTGTCATTACTTATCAGTTTTCGTGAATAACTTGTCAAAGTAACTGACGTTGTTGTTTTGGAGTAAGCACACAAAGCTAGTTCATATAGTCCGTCTGTTGTTAGAAGATTTGTAACTGTTAATGAAGGATAACTACCGGTTTGCTCTTTCAAATATAAACTGATTGAGTTGTCAGAAGTATTTACACCTAAGACAACATATCCGTATTTACTCGAATCTGGTGTCACTCCAATGGTTGTTTGATTTTCGACATAAATTATTCTTCCATATACTGAAACGTAACCATCACTAAATGTAATCGTATTATTTGCTAATGTATAACTACATTCATTCTTTAATCCCTTTAAGATTCCTACATCACTTGAAAATAGAAAATGATATAAGTCTGAATCCATTTTGGATGTAACGTTTCCACCTTCAAATGTAATCTTTTGTAGCCCCATTAGAACTCACCTCCGTCAATATCTGTATTGGTTATAGTTATATTACTTGTTGAACCACTACTTGTATTTTTACTGAGCAGTTGTATTTTTTCCGTTAATTTCACTCGATACTCTCCTAACGTTATCGTTGCGTAATTCAATGAATCTTTGAATGTAATACCTGTTATCACTGATTCGTATGTTTTTCCTTTATGAATAAAAGAAACATAATCACCAAGATAGATATTCTCAAATGGAATAAATACCTTATTTTTCATGTCAATTGTAAATGTAATATTGTGATCAAGTTTGGATGTTACCATTTCACTTCTTGCTTTTGTTTCTAGTGTTTCATAATCATTATCCGTATAGATATAACTTTTGGCCATAACGCTTGTATATCTATCATCTGAGGTAGCATCTTCTGTGATTTCTCCAGTTGTAAGTAAATAGTAAATCTTGATCGTTTGATAAATTTGATTATCACTTCGTGGATAGTAAATGACCTTATTGATGAGTTGACTAGTTGAATCATTCGTTTCAACATTCAAGATTGATGAAAAATCGCTCTTGATTACCATACCTTGATTTACACTAACAATTCTAAATATAATTCCAGTAATTCGTCCTCTAAGATAAGTCACATCAGTATCAAAACTAAGTCCATATCCTTTGGAAACAAGCTCAAATATCTTTGATGTATTGATGATATTATCCGACTCAAAACTAAGACTTCCCGATACACTCGTTTCTTTACTCACTGTCAAATAGGACAAGTTTTGCTTCTGATCTGAATTGTTTTTGAAATAAGCTGTTATTACTTGCTGTATGTATTCAGCTAAATCGCCTGAGAAACTTTCTGCTGGTATATCCAAATTAAAAATCTCCCTGAAATCGAGAGATTTAATGTTCGTTGTATAATCATCATTTAATTCTATACTTTCCAAAATACCGATATATGAATAGATATCATTCTTTAGAACAACAATGTCACCAATGGTGCAATTAATGTTTGTTTTGTTTACTTTGAAAGTTGATCTCTTTATGAGGACCATGTCAAGAGCGAGTTCATACTGATTACTGACATATGCATTGTCTTTATACTGTAGAGTACTACGATCAAGAAATAATATTTTCATATGCTAAATTCCTAGATAGCCTTCAAGTACTGTTACCCTGCAAATCGACTCTGTAGCTACTCCTGGTTTAAATTCAATTTCATAGTCTCCATGTTCTAAAAATATAAAGTTATCCTCTTCAAAGTCTTGTAATCCATATATATCAGTAACTATGCCAGATTCATCCATAATCATTTCTTGCTTACTGGGAATAGAGTTAATGGTAATGGTTATATCTTCTGCGGTTAAATATAAACGTAATGTTGATACCACTTCTCCATTCTTTTTAATCAGTACTTCTGGATCAATGACACTTCCTATCATTTCAATAACTACAGGTGCATCATTCAGTCCATCATTCTTAATAAACACTTTACCTTCATATGAACTTGAATAATAATACGGATATGAATATGGATAAACCTTACCACTAGATGAACCATTAGCAATGATCTCATACGATTTTTCTTTCAACCAAAGAGATAGTTTTTTAAATACAATATTGCTTTGAATGGTGCTAGCTACTAATTCTGCTTTTGATAAACTAGTGATATCTACATAACAGTAAGCACTGAAAGCATCATTTTGATAATGTAGTCTATACTCTTTATTACTTTTGCTAATAAAATCTACAAATGATTTATAACCTTGATATCCTTTTAGGAATATTAGTGTTTCAGAAATCTCGGATAATGGAATATTATATTCTGAACGAGAGTAAAAACAACTATACTCTAAGTACTTCATATCTAAAGAAAAACCAAGACCACTAACTTGAGAGATAATGGTCTGATTTTTATGATTAAAGTAGTAGATATCACCGTATTCATTTTCTAAATAAAATTGTCTGATCATATCACGCTACCTCCTAATGCCTTATTGATGGAATCCACATCAAAGGTCGGTGATGTCGTATTTATTGTGATGTTGTTTGTGTTACTAGTTGATGAATTGGAGTTTGAAGTATTCACAGTACTCGATCCTTTTAAATTAAATGTATCAGAGAAGAAATCTCCAATACCTCCAAAGAATCCACTAACTTTATCTGCTGCATTCGATGCAAAACTACTAATACCATCCGTTACTTTATTTGCGATATTTGAAATCCCTTCAGTAACATTTGAAAAAGTATCTTTTACTTTGCCACCAAAGTCACCAATTTTAGAAGGTAAATCGCCAATCCACTCGAATATTTTCTGAATAAATTCAACAATCTTCTGAACAACATTAAGTACTGGTTCAAGTACTGTCTTGAGTACATTAATTGCTGGAACCAATATTGCATTTAATACTTCACCAACAACTGTAATCAGCGGTGCTAATAATCCTAATATCTCAGCAAACATCTGTATTTGAGTAATGAGTGGCATAAGGATAACATCTAGGATTGGAACTAAAAGATCAACTAGCATAACAACTAAATCGATAATCACATCTAGGATTGGTTGTAAAGCTGTCATCAAACTATCTACAATCGCTAAGATAGGTGGAAGTAACTGCATAAATGTTTCCATGAGTCTACCAAGTAGAGCTTTGAATTCTTCGCTTTGAAATAAAGCCATAGCTAAAATAGCAATTAAAGCACCGATTCCTAAAGTAGCAGCATTGATTCCCACTCCTGCAAATATTCCAGATGTTCCTACTGCTTTTAGTGCCATGGATCCAGCATTGAGTAGTGGTCCTACTTTACCTACAACTGATAACACTGGTCCTATTGCAGCTACGAGTCCAGTTAAAGTTGCAATAATCTTCTTAGTTCCTGAATCCATGTTATTCCACTTATCAATCCAGTCTTTAAGTGTCGGAATGACATTGTCTCTTACTTTAATAATCAGCTCTTGGATAACTGGTAATAGAGTACTTGCTAAATCAACACCCAAACTAGATACTGCTTGTTTTGTACGATCCAGTGCATCAGTAAACTCTCCTGCTTGTGATGCTTGCTCATTGGTAACAATCCCAAGTTCTCTTGCTTCTTCTCGAAGTCCATTTATAGCTTCCGTTTCACTTGATAGAATTGGTAATACTTCCGTCCCAATCTTCTCACCAAAAAACTCGTTAGCAACACCAACACGCACAGATTCATCTGCTACATTTCCTAAAGCGTTTCTGATAAGTTCGAATGCTTCATCAGCATTTTTCCCTTTCAAGTCATCAACTGTCAGACCTATTAGTGCTAAACTGTCTGCAACCTTATCGCCATTTCCAGTAGCAATATCTCCAAGAATTCCATTTACTTTCATAAACGCTTTAGACATGGATTCTGTTGAAGTTCCCATAATGGTTGCGACATGGTTCCATTCCTGGAACTGTTCAGCTGATAATCCTAGCTTTTGGGCAGTATCTCCAATCTCATCTGCAGTATAAGCAGTCTTTATCGAAAATGCTGTTAAAGCAGAAACGGCACCTAATATAGGTACCGTCACACTTTTAGTTAATGTTGAACCAAGTTTACCAATCTTCTCAAAATTAGCATTACTTAGTTGCTTGATTTTGTCTGATGTTTTTTCTAACTGTCCATTCATCTTAGCTATTTCAGCTTCAGTGTATTGGACATTTCGTTTTAACTTATTAAATTCGTCTTGGCTCATATCTCCAACTTGAACAGCCTTTTTAGCATGCTCAAGTTCCTGGTTCTGTGTTTCAAGTTTCTTTTTTGTTTGGACTAATATATCGTTTAATTTTGATTGTTTTTGTTTCCATAAATCTAGATTTGTACTATCATAACGAAGGTTTGTATTAATCGCACGTAAATCTTTATTTTGTTCTTTTAAATCTTTCTTGATTCCATTTAGTTCGTTCTCTAAATCCTTACCATCAAGGGTTAGTTTTATATTTAATCCTTTAACAGTTTCTGCCATTAATGCTCACCTCCTATAATAAGAATTTATCTATATCTTTTTGCGTAGCTCTCTTGATAGATTGTTTCCCATTAATCACATTCAACTCAAGTTCTACGATCTCAAAATAAGTATCTAGATCAAAAGTTTTCGTATCTTCAACTGAAATACCTAAATGAGCAAGATTAAATATGATATTAGCTGTTATGTTTACATCGTCATTTCTTTGTTGGTGGTTTGGGTGTGGATCCTTTTTGAAACGTTCCGAGCATTTCACCTATCGTATTCGTTAGATTTTCAAGTTCGTTTTGATTGCTTAAAATAGAAAAATCCAACGACATTAAAAAGTCGTTGTATGATTGTTTACTGAAAGGTCGATGTAATACATAGATGATTCGGAAGATAGTATCAATAACAGTTGATAAATCATCCTCTTTTTTGATGTTTGACTTTTCTAGTTTCTTGATATCGCTAAATAGTTCCGTTGAGAATACATTACGATAGTCAATAATTGTAAATAATGATGAATGAAGGCGATAATCCTTATCACCCAATTTAAGTGTTTTTTCCATGTTAGATTATCTCCTTAAATAAATGTTGGTAAAGCTGGAGCTGAAGTTAAGAATGCTGCATAGTTCGTATCTCCCACACCGGCTATTACTCTTAAAATTAGATTGTTTCCAGATTCAATCGGTCTAGCTGTAATGTTCAATGTGATTGAATTTGCTTCAATAGAATCTGCTTTTGATTTACTAGCATCTCCTGAAGGTGTAGCTGTACATAAGAAATACCATATACGTCTAGCTTTTATATCTCCTTGAATCTCATATCCTAACGCAAATGTCTTAGTTTCGCCATTTACTACTTCTACAAGATTTCCATTTGTATCTTCTAATACACCAAAGATGTCTTTTTTGAACACATCATCAATCTCTGTAAATTTAAGTGTGACGTTAGATCCTGAATTGGATACTAATGTAGCAATCACTTTATCGTCTGCATATACTTGTGTGCTTCCACCGATGGCTTCAGTTGTAATTTCCTGTGCTCCTTCTAAACGTTTAGGTGTAGCAAAGGTCCAGCTACCATCTTCAGCTTGAGTTGCGAGTGCATAGTGTACGTTTGTTAAACCAAATGTGACTTTATTACTCATTTAAAAAACCTCCTGTTTAATTTCATATACTCTGTTGACTGAACTGTCTTCATTGACAAATTCAGATAATAATTCAAATTCATATCCCATAAAATAAAGGGATGCTTCTAACTGTTCTTCTAATCCTAAGTTCTTCTTTTCTGTGATAAGACTGACTTGAAATGTTGCTACTTTTGCGACTGCTCTATCATCTGCATACACAATTGATCGATTGCTTAATTCTTGGTAAATGATATAATTCGGATCTGATTCTAATCCTACTCTCGTTCCATACGATACCTTTCCTGGTAAAACAGAGTTTAAAGTATCGTATAATGCTTCTAACTTTTCCTGCATTAGACATCACCTTTTTCAATAATCGATTTAATATCTTCTAGCATCTTTGGTGTAAGTAAATCAAACGCTGGACGCATAAACGGTCGTGGTCCTACATACTTTCCACTTCGATGTGTGAAACCAAACTCAAGTAGATGTGTCAGTTTTCCTTTTTCATTGGAGAAGATAACAATCGTCTTATTTATTCCACTACCTACTGGTTCAGCAACAAATGAATCTGCGAATGGTTTTGAACCACCACTTCTTGGTGCATGTGTTTGTATGTATTTCACAATTTCATGTGCGGTTTCATCTAGCCTCTTTTCAAGTTTTCCAATAGTGTCTTCAGCATATTCTTCTACCATATTTGAAATAGCAACTCCGAGTTCATCAAGCGTAATCAATGATGTCACTCTTTCTAATCTTAGTTTTACTCAAGTAGAGTTCAATGAACTGCCCGATTTGATACGTTCGTTCAATCTTATAGATGTATCCTGCAATGTCTGCATATTTGCTACCATCATATAAAAAACTCTGAATCTTTAATGCTACATCAATTCTTATATCTGATCGTTTGCTTTCATAGTATTCGTTCGATGTAATGCTAAAGTTTATACCTATAACTTCTTTTGAGTTTTGAAGTTGATATGCCGAAGATCCAATTGAATTTTGAACCAAATCCATAGTTAGTAGTTTCAATCTAATGTTTGGTGAATTAGGATACATTTTCATCTGCTCCTTTTGTTAATGCAATCTGTCCTACCAACATATCAAATGTTTTAGGTAGTTCTTTTGCACTCCCATCATTCTTAAAGCCAAAAAACGTCTTCACATAAATTATAATCACTGTACTAACCATTGGATTTGATTCATCGTTTATATAAGAAGGATCAATCCCACAGCTCGTTAGGTATGCTTTACAACTACTAATATGAGTTGATAGTTCATCGTCAGCATATGATTCTGATTGGGGGATAAGTAATGCTTTTTTCACGATGTCTAATATTGCCATGAGATCAATCCTTTCTTAATTTAGTCTAGGCTACTATTATGCTGCAGCTTTCTTTTTGATGCGTAGGAATCCGTTGTAACCGACTACGTTACCACCAGTGAATACTGATGCTTTGTAGCTGATGATTCCATCTTTGAATTTGTAATCAGTTGATTTACCGATTTCAACTGGTGAGAATACAGGTACTTCATAATTTGTAAGTGCACCGTATGCAATCCCATACTCTCCAGCGGCTGTATTACTATCTGAGATAGCTTTACAGTTTGAGTTAATGATATAAGGGATACCATCGATCGTTTTGTTGACGTAATCAATTGTGTGTACTTTTCGACCTTCAGGTGTTTTCAATCCAGCAAATGCACGTAAGTCATTCTTATTCAAGATAAGTACTGCTCCACCTTCGACTTCTTCATCTCCACCATAAGCAAAGACAATATCATCAAGTGTTGAATCAGTGATTGCTTCAATTTCAAGTGGTGTAGTATCTGCAAGTGCTACAGCTGCATCACTAAAGATTCCTGTGAATGTATTGGTTGTTCCTGCACCACGTAAGATTTGTTCACTAATTTTCTTTTTCAATGAAATATTAATGTTACGTAACACTTCTGCTTGGTAAGGAATCGCTGGTAATTTTTCAAGTTCCTCTGTAATTTCTGTATAAGCAGTAATCTTCACTTTGGAAATTGTCAAATAACCAAATGCTGGTTCTGTTTCACTGTAAGGTTGTCCTTCAAGCGTAGTCCCAGCAATACCATTACTCTTAACAAATGATTTTTTATACGTTTCTCCACCGTTTAGGTTGATAACATTAACACGATCCACAAGTGTTGAAACTTGTCTAAATGGTAATGGATCTAATCCTGAAGCAGTGTGATCAGGTAGTAAGATTTCTTCACTTGATACTTGAATAACTCTTGATTCACGTAAACTAGCTCCACGTTGTTCTAGTTTTTCTTTGTCAATTTTAGTTCTGTTATCGATAACGATTGGCTTGATTTCTGTTTTACTAGCAATCGCCATTTTCTTATCAATAACACTTCTTTCTTCTTGAAGCTCAGTCGTTTCCGTTTCAAAAGCTTCTAGTTTGGTAATATCTGTTTCATTATCGACAAGACTTCTGATTTCAGTCAGTCTTGATTCGATTTCTTTACGTCTAAGTTCTAAATTCATTGTTTTTTCTCCTTTTAAATTTGTGATTTGATTTTGATACGTTTTTTGATAATACTTGCATTTTGTTCTTGCTCTGCTAACTCCATAGCCTTTAGTTCTAACTCCATAGATTCTAAAGAACGAGCGTATATACTAGTTGCATCATAAGCCGGAGTATCCACAACCGACACATCATACAATCGTTCTATCTTTGTAATAGTTCTTTTTGGAATTCTACCTTCACGGTTCCATACTTGTTCATCTACCGTAAAAGCAAAACTCATCTTATCCAACAACCCACTTCTTACCATTTTATAGATGTCCTGGTTTGTATTCGTATCTAATAATTCAGCTCGGACTTTTAGTCCTTGCGAATCAACTGATAATTGAAGGGACTGGTTTCTTGTTCTTGCTAAAATTAAAAAGGAGTCCATATGATTGTATTTCATAGGAACATCCTTCATTTTCGTTTCTGATAGTGCTCTTGAATCGATTTCCTCCAGGAAACCATACTCTTCATCACCTATAAGAGTTTCGTTGTTGAAGACCAATGCATAGCCCTCTAATATCATCTTGTCATCTTCTTCATGAAGGGTGACATCTGCGAGTCTAGTTTCCTTTATCATCTTTTCTGGTCTCTACTTTCTTTGGTTTTGGTGTTACTTGTTTTTCAGGTTTTTGATACTCATATTCAAGCTCTGAGTCTTTGTAGAAAAGTGACTCGAGTTTTTCTTTTTTACAATAATCATCAATGATAATCGTTTTCTTCTTTTGTGTATCTAAGATAACCTTTAAAGCATCTTCTGATATCTTTCCATTAACTGTTATTTTCATCTATAAGTTCCTCCGTTCCTACTTGATATTGATTCGCTTTATCTGCATCGACAAAGTTTAATGATTGAAGACGTTTGTTTCCGCCTTCTATTGGTTCAAGTCCTAACAAGGCTCTTGATTCATTAAGTGACATAATTCCTAGACTCATGAGCTTTTCAATTGCTGCTACCTTGGTGTTCCATGAAGCGTATTGAAGTCTTTCGCTGTAGAAGATGATCTCCTCACCACGTTCTAATTGATTATCCGTCAATAATCCTAAAGAAAAAGCCTCGCTTAATTGAATAGCAAGAGGCTCTATCGTTGACTCATAGAATGAGTTATATTCATCTTCTGTATACTTACTTGTAAATATTGGAACTGACACTCCAAAGTAATCCAGAATCTTAGCTTGTAAGAATTCAAGTGTATCCTTATCGATAAGTTTCGGATCAACATCTAAAGGAATGTATTCCGATTTTAAGTCTATCGGTATAATTGAACTTCCTTTTAAACTTACTGATTCAGATAATGCAGCATCGAATAATTCACGTTGCTTCTTCTTATCTGTTTCTGATAACATCCCATTCATCTTTAAGATACCTTTAATCTGCATGGATGATTTCACTGCGTTATCGATTCCTTGAAGTAAGCTATCATTGATGGAGATCGTTTTTAAGATTGCCTCATGGTCTCCATTTGAACCAGTCCCACCAAAGATATCGTTTTGTCCGAAATGTCGCCTTAAGTGAATAACATTATCGTATGGCAAAATATATGACTCTCCATTATCGAATAGGAACTTGATAAAGTAGGTATCACCACTATCAACTATCATTTCAACAGTGATAGGTCTTAGTGGATAGATACCTTTCAGTTCACCTGAATCCTTATCAAATTTCGGATACACAAATGCATTATCATTCAGCAAGAGCAAAGTGATCGTTTTGTAGATAAAATCATATGGTGTCATTATTTCATTAGGTTTATACTTCAAGAGAAAAGACAGCCTACCTTTTTTCTCGGTTACTGTCTTATCATTTTCGGTTTTGATAAATTTTGGTTTAAGTTTTGCACATTGGCTAGCTACCCTATCAATACATATCTTAACCACATCACTTTTTGAAATGTTCGTACCAAATGGTGTATAAAATGTATTTAAATTACTGATTAACTGGAGTGCATCAAATGATCCAGTTTTACTTTTTCTGTTAAATAAGGCCATAAGCACCTCCAATTAAGTCTTTATGAATATATCTGAATACTTGCCTTTATCATCTTTCTCAAATTTCATCAATGATGATACTTTATTCCATTCTCGTCTAAACATCTGTATATTTTCGTGAGTTAAATCTAATACTGATTTATCCAATCGTGATTCCTTTTTCGGAGCTAATATCTCAATTTTAGATATTCCAACTGAAAAGTTATGCTCTTTATCAACAACAACATGAACATGTGGCAAATTATGCCCTGAAAACTCATTTGATGGTATTGATACTTTTATGTTTGCCTTTCTATAAATGGACCTATCAAAAAAATTAACATTAGCGTATTTTTTCCCATTCTTATCAATTTTCCATTCAATAGTTTGTTTTACTGGTTCGTATGTTTCATCTAATATATCTAGTTCACCATCAAATAGTACTTTATTTCCATTCATAATAACCACCTCATATGAGAATTATAACATATTTTCATAATCAGTTTTATACCTATTTAAAACTACATATGCAATGATTAAAGCGACTGTACCATCAATCCTCTTATACTTCGAGTTAAGTTTTGATGGTTGTATATTTCCATTGAGATCTACTTTAGCTTGTGTATTAGCAAGACACCATTTCATAATTGGATTATTATTATAGTTAACAAAGTTGTTTTTTAAATCTGCTTCCATAATTTTCATTGGCTCTGATAACGAGTATATTCCTTGTCTAACTTTCTCCATATTAAAACCTAAGTCTTCCATTTCTTTAATCCAGTATTGTGAGTTCCACGGATCATACCCTACCCATAAAGGTCTAATACCATATGTTTGAATCATCTTCATAAACCATTGAGTAACAAGGCTAAAATCATTTTGATTACCTTCGGTGAGTGTCACAAAACCTTTCTTAATCCAAATATCATATGGTACGTTATCTTCTTTGATTCTCTTTTCTACTACCTCACTTGGCATAAAGAAATGTGGAATGACATACTTCTTATTGCTATCTCGTTTTTGGATAACCAAGACTGCAGCAGTTAAGTCTGTTGTTGATGATAAATCGACACCACCAATTGCATAAGAATCTCTTAGATCATCAATGGAGTATTTGTCTTCATTGTTTAAATCATCAAACGATAACCACGAACCTGAATCCGCTTGTTTGATATTGAAGTCCTTACAAAGCATTGTGACTCTTGTTGAAAGATCATGTTTCGATTTATTCATAACATCTTCTAGATAATTATTTAGTTTAACAACACCTAGACTAGGGTTTGATTTTAGCCACGTGTTTGGATCCTCATATATTTCTTTTGTTGAATCTTGAGTATACAACCATGGTAATAATCTGCTATCCTGTATTTCACCTTTTAGCATCTTTCTAGCATAATCAAGTTTGTTATCTAAAAAACCACCAACGGTTGTCCCTTCGGTGGTTATGATAAATATAAGTGGTTCTTTCTTTGTTGATTGAGATTGTTTAATTGCATCATAGACTTTGGAATCAGTCATTTCGTGGACTTCATCAATGCAACCAACTTCGATATTGTATCCATCTTTGTTTCTCGATTGAGCAGATAACTTCTTGATTTTATTCTTTGTCTTTGGAGAATAGATATGATAAATATTTTTCTTGCTTCTAGTTTCTTTTGATAATGCTGGAGATTGTTCTCGCATGTTATTTATTTCTTCAAAAAGGATGTTTGCTTGTTCAGTTGTATTAGAAGCACATACAATATCAACTCCACCTCGTGATAGAAAGAACTCAGCTAAGTCTATGCCCGCAACGAAAGTAGTCTTTCCATTCTTACGAGCAATGAGTAATATGACTTCATTGAACCTACGTAATCTTGAATCAGACATCTTAAATCCATAGGCGGTTTGTAGTAATGCTTTCTCCCATAGTTCAAGAATGAATGGCATACCATTAAATGGTGACTTAGTATGTTTACAAAAGGTTTCTATGAAATCAATTCTTAAGTTCCCTGGTTGTTCATCAAAACTATACAGTGGATTTTCTAAATCTTGTATAAGCTGATCTATTTGTATTTTTAGTTCTTCTCCAACGATGATGTTCCCATTATTAATTTCATTGTAGTACTCAATTAGATAATTCATTCACTTGCTCTCTTAAGAAATTCATCAAAAGCATCATCTCCATCATCTACTTGTGTTCCGAGAATACTGTTAAGTGTCTTGACAACAGTTCCATATGAATTCACTAGTTTTGTATAATACTTAGCCGCCTCAGTTTGTCGTTGCATACCTTTGTTTGAAATTTGGATAGCACCATACTTCCTAATCTGCTCCTGTAACTTATCAAGTTCCACTTTCATAAATGCAGCTTGATAAATTAAGTTATCTACCAGTTCTGTCTTTGATTCATCAACCAAAGAAAAAAGCGACTTTAATCGCTCGTATTCTATATTTATCTTAGCCTTCATCATTATAGTTTCATGACTTAAGAATTTGTTCTTTAGTTCTATTCTCTGTAGGTACAAAAGTATGACTTTCTATAGCTTTCAGTAAAAATTTTTGAGGTTGCCAATCTCCATGTTTATACTCGTGAAAATGAGTTATATCATATCCGAAATCAAAACCTATGTGTTTAGATTTTTCATAATCATATACCATTGTAATAATTAACGGATACCTTTTAATTTGATAAGTTAACAATGTGCTTCCGCTAATACTAGAAGCAATTGGTCCGAACAGACCATCTTGTCCATCTAAATAAATATTTATAAAAATATGTATATCCTTGTTAGGAAAATTATTAGCTTCAGGGCTAAGTAGAAACTCCTTTACAACAGAATATCTTGAAGTGATATTCGACAGAGATGCAAACATAGAAACGATTTGCTTAAATACTGGTAAATGATTAAATTTATCATATTCAATTATGACGCCAATTCCTGAAGTAATCTTTTTCTCTTGAATTATATGTGCTATGGATAAAACGAAATCTTTATATGAGTTTCCATAATTTCTTCCAGTAAGGTTATTGCACTTCTTACATAGTGTTTGCAAGTACATACCATTCTGGCTGATAGAATATTTCAAATCATCTTGCTCCCAAGGTAATTTATCTCTAGTTAATAGTTTTGTTGTTTCACTCGGATCGAGCAACTTGATTTTACCCTTATTTAAGGCTGATTTTGGTGGTATATGCTCCTTGGTCATTTCAAGAAACTCACCACATATTTTACATTTTCCTGTAGACACTATCCCCACCTACTTTCTTAATTGAAATACAGAAATCGAGTTTTCAAAATTATTGCCTTGTGTTTTTTGGTTGCCCACCTACGCGGTACCCCTTCAAATAAATCTTTTTGATGAAGGGGGGGTGCATTTCTCAAATAATAGTTCCAAATTACTCTTTTTAGTATAGTTGAAATCATTTTCTGGTAAGTTAAATATACTAAAAATAATATTAGTTAATTTAACAACTGTTCTAAAAAAAGAATGAAACCCATCAGGAAAACTGTAACTTTTTTTTAAACTAGATAAATCAATATGTGCAACACTTTCATCTCTTAGATTTTTTAAATCTAGATAAATTTCATTCTCTTTTATAGTAGTTAATATTGTAGTAAATTGCTTGTGTAAATAATTTGCTCTATCATTTGATAAATCATATTTCTTTGGATCAGCTTGTAATTTATTAATAATTTTAAATATGTTTAAACCACGAGTATCATCATCTAATATTGCACACAAATTTAAAACTGCTCTATTAATTGAACCGTTCGCTTGTTCATTGGCAATCCTATTTAATAATACATGTATACTATCTTCATTATCTTTGGTATTAAGATGTACAATTGCTGAGCTTCGTAAAATTATCAAATCATCATAAATCTGATTTAAACGACCATTAATTTTATTAAGATATTCTTTCATCAACTCCATAATTAACCACCTCAGTATACTTATAATTATAACAAAAATGAATTATAAAAACGAGGTTTATCGTGAAATCAAATTACCATCTTCATCAAATTGTTGTGACTTTGAGAAACGCTTGTGCTCTGCATTGTGACATTTCTTACACAACAACTCTAAGTTCTCTTGATTCAAACTGATTTCAGGATTAGTTACATTAAGAACTGTGAGTCTTATCTTATGATGAACTTCTTCTCCTAAAGCACCACATCTTTCACACTTTCCTTTGGCTTCTCGAATCTTGATTTCTCTTGCTATTTGCCATGGAACAGACTTATAGAATCGGTGAATTTCTTTAGGCTTTCTCATATAATCTTCTTAGTTCAGCTATCTTATCATCTACATGTTCCCAACGAACATCTAAATCTTCTCTACCAAAATGACCATACTTTGCTAACTCCTGGAATTTAACCTTATCAAGGTTGAGTTCTTTTCTTATGTTTTCTGGTCTAAAATCAAACACATAGTTAACGAGTGCTTGTATCTCTTCATCTGATGTTACACCAGTATCAAAGGTATTAACTAAAACACTCACTGGTTTTGCTACGCCAATCGCATAGCTTAAGTGCACCTCGCAGTGTGTGGCCAAACCTGCCCCTACAACGGCTTTTGCTACGTATCTGGCATAATAAGCCGCACTACGATCAACCTTGCTCACGTCCTTGCCAGAAAAGGCTCCTCCGCCATGTCTAGCATATCCACCATATGTATCTACAATAATCTTTCTACCAGTTAATCCAGAATCAGCATAAGGACCACCAATGACAAACTCTCCTGTAGGATTGATTAACACTTCCGCATCAACAATCGTATCAAAGTCAAAAACTTTAGTCAGGACTTCATTAATGATTAAATCTTCATATAACTCTTTCTTAATCCATGGTTTTGTCTGTGCAGAAACTACAATCGTTTGTACTTTCTTTGGTCTACCATTCTTATATGCTACAGACACCTGACATTTACCGTCTGGTCCAAAGATATGTCCATATTTCTCTTTACGAATCTTATCCATCTCTTTTGATATTTGATTTGCTAACATAATGGGTATTGGCATGAACTCTTGTGTTTCATTACAAGCATAACCAAACATAATGCCTTGATCACCAGCACCCTGTTCGTGTGATTCAGTTGAATTTACACCAAGCGCAATATCAGCTGATTGTTTGGATATCTTTTCCATGACAACAAACTCATCTTCATAGCCTATCTCTTTAAGTTTTTGTTTTGCTATATTTGCATAGTCTACTTTCGCTGTTGTTGTGACCTCTCCAAAGACAAATACTAAATCATCCTTGATTGCTGTTTCAACTGCGACTCGAGCGTTTTTATCTTGTTCTAAAATGGCATCTAGTATCGCATCACTTATTTGGTCACAGACCTTATCTGGATGTCCACTAAATACGGATTCACTTGTTACTACTTGCATAAAACTTCATCTCCTTTATAAATGAGTAAAAAAGGAGCTATTCGCTCCTAAGTACTGATTTTGGTAAATATGCTGTATATCTTGCGTAATGATATCCTTCGCATTCAACGAGGATTCCAAAGTCATGTTCATTGCTTGTTACTAAGATGCAATGAAACACATCTTCATTATCACAATACATCACATCAATGTTTTCTTTAATAAATTCATAATCATCAAGTGGATCATGTATAAATGTTTCAAACAAATCCGAATCAATGATAATCTCTTTTTCAATGATGAACTCATCTTGTGGAAGAAGTTCATCCGGTGTTGCTTTTCTAATAAAGTTTACTTTCATTTTGCTATCTCCCATGCTGTATAAACTGAACGGTATGAACAATCCCAAGTATCAAGTATGACACCATCTATACAAGCCGTAATATGTCCAGCCATTTTCAAGATGTATGTTCCTTTTGGATGTAACTCTGTAAAGTCACTACCTTTGATTCTTGGTTCTCCTTTCACCGGTTTAAATATGAGCCTTGGATAATCTTTCAAATAATCATATAAAAACTTAGTGTCTTTATAACTTGAATATCCAAGTTCTCGTTTAGAGCGGTTTAGTTCTCTTCTGCATTCTAGATAGTCTATTTGTTTTGCTGTTGCGATTGCTCTTACTACACAATCTCCAGTTTTTATTCCTTTTGGATGTGCATTAAACTCTTTATACATTATTCATTCCACCCTTCATTGAACCATTTCACAAGTTCTCTTGAAGAATCTGATTCAAATAGTGGGTTATCAAAATTGTTTTTTCTACCATATACTGTATAACGTTTCTCATTATGAGGACTTGCGATTTGAATTGTAAATTGTACATCTCCAGTTTCAATATCAGCAAATCTGAAATCATCATAGAGTGGACCATTAAGTGGGCAGTTATTCTTGAACCACACATACATGGTTTCAAGGTTTATTTTGCCATCTGGTTTAATTTGCTTTACAATGTTTCCCATGCGTTTGGTTTTACCAGCTAAGCTTGTATCTTTACAAAACCAATCATACCAGCCAGCTTCACATTGTGTTGCATAGTCTTTTGATTCAAAATCTCCTTTATTGAATTTTTCAATCCATGTTTTAACATTCATTTCTTTTTCCATAATCTTAGTCTCCTTTGTTTTGGTTACTATATATCACTCTAAAGAGACTAAATAGCAAGCACTATTTTCACTATAGTAACTAATTTTCAAAGATATCAAAATGGCTAATTGGAGACCTTTTCCCATTTCTTATCAAATAACAATCTTCATCTGATTCTTTATGTTTAATATAACGTTTCACAATGACATCAACAAATCTCTCATCAAGTTCCATTAAGAATGATTGACGATCAAGTTGATCAGCAGCTATCATGGTTGAACCAGAACCACCAAATAAATCTAATATCGATTCATGTCGTCTTGAAGAATTGCTGATTGCCTTTCCCACAAGTTCTAATGGTTTCATGGTTGGATGTTCTTCATTCTTCTTTGGCTTGTTATATTCCCAGATGGTATCTTGCTTGCGATCATCAACAAAGTAATGAGCTGCGCCTTCTTTCCATCCATATAGAATGGGTTCATGTCGCCAGTGATAATCTTGTCTGCCAAGGACTAATGCATTCTTGACCCATATCAGACATTCAGCGAGTTTAAAACCAGCATTCTTGAATGCATTTCTAAAGTTGAGTCCTTCTGTATCTGCATGACAAACATAAATTGCTCCACCAGGTTTTGTATGTTCAAACATATTATTAAATGCTTCATATAAAAAAAGATAGAAGCTATCATCTTCCATCTTATCGTTTTTAATCTTTCCTGCTGTTCCTTCATAATCTACATTATATGGTGGATCCGTGAATATCATATCTGCTTCTTCTCCACCAAGTAGAGTTGCGACTTGTTCCGAGTCAGTTGAATCACCACACATTAATCGGTGTGGTCCAAGTTCATATATGTCACCAGATTGTGAGAATGGTTCTTCAGGTATTTCATCAGTGATGTCAAAATCATCATCAGATGCATTATCAGGAAGTAGTTCTTCCATTTCCTCAAACCCAAACTGCAGCATGTCCATATCTATATGAGATAACTCTTCTTCAAGTTTTGATAAGTCCCAAGTTGCAAGTTCAGCTGTTTTATTATCAGCTAAGCGAAATGCTTTGATTTGTTCCTCGTTTAAGTCATCTGCGATAATACATGGCACTTCTTCTAAACCAAGCGACACAGAGGCTTTTAAGCGGGTGTGTCCGGCAATAATGATGTTATCACTTGAGATGACTATTGGAACTTTAAAACCAAACTCACGAATGGAATTAGCAACTGCTTCTATAGCTTCTTCATTATGTCTTGGATTATTATCATATGCTAGAAGACTAGCTGTCTTCTTCATCACTACTTGCATTCATCCACTTCTCCTCTCTATTTTTCAAACGCTCATACATGGCATCAATTTCTTCTTTTTTATCATTATACTCACGACCAAATTTGATGATCAAGAGATATCTCACCGCATTCATATCCGGTTGTGCTTTTTTCTTATATTTAACGATTTTCTTTTTAGTACCAGTTTTAGTTTCCTCAATCGTTGTTTGAGTTTCTTCATACTCATAACCAACTGCTTTTTTAATCAATGTATCAATTAATGTATATTTTAGATCATCATTTCCAAAAACAAATGCTTGATTCATTTTAGGATGCCTGTTCTTAAGTTTGTACATTGTCTTTTCAGACATGCCAAGAATCTTTGCTATTTCAACTTGTGGTACTGCTTTTGATACAAGTTCTTTTATCTCACTTAACCTTTTGTCCAGTATACCGTCACGTTCCCACTTTTCGTAGTAATCAAGCGTATATCCTTTCATTTAAAATCACTCCAACTGTTAGGTTATTAATGTCAAAACTGTAATGACTTACCAGTTGAATACTACAAATCTTTCTGCAAAAGAAAAAGGAATCCGATCAACTCGAACTCCTATTACTTCTAGGCTTACTTTTAGCCAGTACTCCACGATAAATACACTCTATCATAAATGTCAAATTTTGTCCATGAGCACAAAGCACGATATAGCCCTATTAGGCTCTCAAAAGTGTATGGTGTTTTATTCTCATATCATCAAGGTTAATTTCTTTTCGTTGCTTATACAGGAATTCACAATGATTATAGAAGGCTTATAGAAAAAAGTTATAAGTTTATTATTTCCATGCTGTCTTCCAAAGGAATTGCAATTTTTTCTCCTATTACATTTTTATTTGGTGCCAGTGATTCTAATATAGCAGTCGGACACATAATGACCAATCGTGATTCTTGTTCTAGATAAAATCCTTCTTCTTTAAAGAATAGCGCTTCAAGGAATAACGCATACATGACTAAGTTTACATATTTATGATACTCAACATCCAAAATACTGATAGCAATTCTATCATTATAGAAATTAATTATTTCTCTAATCTTGTTTATTTTATCTTCTTTTTTATATATGACTTCTTTGAATTCTATGTAATCTTTCTTAAGAGATATATAATCTTTATGTCGTGTTTTTTTTCTAATAACATTTCCTAATTTTATTGAATTACTTATGGCTTGATTATCTTCAAGTTTTTGAACTTTTTCAATTATTTGTTTTTCACATGATTTAATTAGTTTATTTGTATCAAATTCAAGTACCCGATCAGAGCCTAATGAATAGTATGATTGCAAGTATGAATTGTTAATGTCAGCTGATAAACACAAAATATAGCATTTAACATCAAATGGAATGATATATCCAACATTCAATTCATAATCATATTCTTTCATTCTGCTATTTTCAAAAACTAAATCAATAAGCTCTTTAATTTCACCTTCAGCATAAATGCTTTTAAACTGGTCAGGTAATTGCTTATAAAACATATTCTCTGGATGCTCTTTTTTAAGTTTTTCTACAACTTCAAAGTAATACGGTTCAAGAAACATTTCGATATTATTACATTTATTGTAATTAGATATATGATTCAACCATATTTGCTTAGTTTTTATAATACTCTCTATGCTTTCATCATTAGAATAATGATATAGCTTATTTGAGTGCATTATCGAAACCTCCTGAAGTTCATAATCAAGTCAGAAAATATCATTCTATAGTCCCCAGAATCTTTCAAAGAACTCGATTAATCTTTTAAGAACATGCTTTTTCTTTTCGCTTCGACTAACACCTTTACTATCGCCAAACATAGAAATAGGTGGAAGTACTTTAACAATTGATGTTCCAGTTTCTTTAATTTCACCATTTCTAAATGCTTCGACAATAAATGATTTTGTCTCTTCTGAATTCAAACTTTCTTCTGATATAATTTTTTCTAGTTCTTCAGCTTTTTTATTTTCGATATATTCACGCCATTCATCAGTTACAGTGGCATCAACAGTTAATGAAGCAATGAAGTTTAAAATTAGATCTTTCTTATTTCTTAATGATGGAGATGAATCAATTGCTTTTCTAATTTCTACATCTTTATCTTCAGTATGCTCTCCATGATACTTATCAACTAACATTAAAATGTAATCAATATTGACTTCAACCGATTTAACAAGTTCAATTTCAAATTCAATCTCTTCATTGATTTGTTCTGCATCAGCCCCACGATTTCTTCGATACTTATCATATAAACCTAAATATATACTTTGATAGTCCTGGTAATCGTAATCACTTATGATTTCATTTCCTTTAAAATCGTCAAAACTTACTAAAATATTTTTAGTCTTTAATATTTGATTAAATAATGAGATAAATGCTTTTTCAGCTTTTTCACCGATGATTTCATACCCTAGAGGATATTGTTCTAGTAATTCTTCAACCAAATTCTTATAACCTTTGAATCCTTCATAACCTTCATAGTATTCTTTAAATGATTTTAATAATACGATGCCTCCAGCTTCTTTGTCTCCAAAGATACTGATTGCTTTATTCACTTGAGGTTCTA